GTTTTGTGGGTCCTGCTCAAAGATTTTATATGGGGTTGGGCTCGGCATTCCTTTCCTTGGCGCTCTTGCTCGCGTGGCAGGAATTGCACAACGGTTGCAAGTTATCGGCGTCCCAGAACTCACCGCCTAATCTCACGGGCTCAATGTGATCCACCATCTGCGCCAATGTAATCAATCCAACAGACTCACAGGCTTTGCACAATGGTGAGGCTTGCAACACTGAAGCGCGAAGGTTGCGCCAATGCTGGGTATTGTATCGCGGCTCTATGTATGACCCCTTCACGTATTGCCTTGGCTTCTTGCCTCCCTGCTTAGGCTTGTTTATTGTTGGCATGTCAGTAGTAGTTTAAAGTCTAGCAATGATCTTACCAAATGATAATCAAAGCCACAGTCTCTAACACGCTCAGCAAATACTTTCTGCTCTTCTGATTGCGTGCCTGTCGATGTCTTGACTTCAACGAATAGCAACTTACCAAAGTATATCACAATTAGATCACTGGCCCCTGGTGTTAATCCTGTGGCCTTCATAAGCATGGCCGTGCGCTTATCTCGTTTACCACCATTCGGAATGCTAAAGATTAAACAATCCTTATATTTTATTTGGAAATAGTTTTTATAATACATTATAATTTCCTGCTGTATTTTATCCTCAGTCATATATTAGCAAAGTTAGCAATTTGTACGGTGGTCAGAGGGTGGTCAGAGAAAAAAAGCTCTCTGACCACCTCTAAAGGCGCGCTGTCATTGGGCGCAAGTCGAAAGGTGGTCAGGTGGTCAGAGAAAGTCAAAGACTTTACCAGAACTACAAAATAAAAAAAATGGAAATTGAGAATTATATTTTCTAGGGAAGTTATGTTTTTTACGTGCCTCTCTGACCACCTTTTAGGTAAAGCCGTATAAACATTGGGCTGAGAGGTGGTCAGAGAAAATCGCTTTTTCATTGTCTGGCTATTTTTACAACCGCATAGCAGCGCATTGTTGATCCATTTACTTTCCTTTTCACCTGTTGGAATCCCAAATTTTTCATTTCCATCCCCAACTTTCGAGTGTCAAAAATCCGCTGTTGGCTGTTTACCTCGAGATATATTTTCAATTCGGTATTTGTTAAATAATCGCTGTAATCACCATTTTGCGGAACTCTAAAATATTGGTTTATTAATTCCGCTTCAAAATTAATTGCATTAAATTCACTGCTATTTTCGTTTAGTTGCAATATATCCTCACTCGAAAGGTGCCAATTGAAACCCGCTTGGTAGAGGTCGTAAAAGGCCATAAATAGCGCGGTTTTGTCAATGGCGTTATATGCCGGGTGATTGATGCCGAGCACATTAATGGGAAGGATTCGGCGGTTGCCTGTTGGATCTGAGATAAGGCCGAGATCGTTGGTAGTGCCTGCTAAGACGGCCAATCGCTTCAAATCTCTGTGGGTGCGTCCATAAGGCAGGCGAATTGAGAATGAAGCCTTACTAGTCAACTCCTTAAATCGTTTGGCCTCAAACTTGGATTTACCCCCAAATTCATCATCCATAATAATGAGCTTTTTGGTTAACAGAATATCGTCATCCTTTCCCCCATCCAGTTTAGACTCTGCGTAGTAGTTGGCGAGTGGTTTGGGAAGCAGCCTGCGAAAAAACTCAGTTTTACCCGTATTTTGGCGCTCGCCTGCTAGGACAAGCACGAGCGGGGACGTGTGCCCGTAAACGCTGGCAATCATTCCAACGCCCCAGTGAGTTAAGTATTTTGCAACGTGTGGCGTGGTGGTTTCAATACAAACGGCCAACTCATCAATAATTTGCTGGCTTCGCTGTACCGACTCATTAGCCTTAAGAAAGTCCTCGAATGGGTTGTAATAGCGAGTGAGTTCTGAGTAAATAACCCTGCAGAAAAACTCAAATGATATTTTGTTGTCTGTTAATTCTGAAAATTTCAAATACATCGTATTTAACGACATATCATCGAGAATCTTGGGGCGGTTGTTAAATGTTACAGCACGATCCTCAATATCTGCCGTGATTGTATTGTAGTGCAATTGGTGATTATTCGATAGATACAACTGGCATAGCGCGACGGGCGTCTGACCCGTAAGCTGCAGCGAAACATTGGCCTCAAATACTGCGGCAGCGGTCTCTGTTGCCTTTTCAACATCCATTCCAGACAGCCGAGCAATCTCAACAACTGACTCCTGAGCACGCCCTTGCTTTTTGGCCATTTTTGCAATATTCTCCAACTTCACAGCCTGCTGACTTTTCAACTCAACGCCTGCCTGTTTAGCGTAGTAGTAAAAGGTGCCGATTGCAATCTTGCTTTGGCCTGTATCTCGTAGGCAATAATTATACTGCCTATCGGCTTTGATGTGGTCGTATTTGCTATTTTGTGCGGCAATGGCGTGGAAATACTCCCTACCTCGCTCTCCAAACTCTGAAGCCAGTGCAAAGCCTATGTCGAGATAGTTTTTGTAAGCGCCCTCTGTTAGATCATAGCCGCCCCGGCAAATCCTGTCAATCAATTCATCAAATTCGTTGCCAGTTAGCACAGTGTGCACTTGCTTGGGCTTTGCTTCCTTTTTCGGGTACTCCTTAAACGTCTTGCTTTGCTCGTTGACATACAGCAGCGGATCATAAGACAGAAACCGCAAACGGCTCACATTCTTGCAACTCTGATCAATTAGTTGCCCGTAGTTTTTAAAATAGTATTGTTTTAATCCATTAAACGCATCTAGGTGGCGCTCTGGCTCAATCTTGACCAAGGCCGCAAGTCCATTGCCCGAAACCGACAGCAGTGCCGCAAAAGTATACGGATCTTTGGCCAGTTCGGATTTCAGTCGAGCCACATCATCGACAGCGTCAAAATCAATACAAATTAGCCCTGAGTGTTGGATGAGGTTTGCATTGCTTACGTTATCCCGAAAAGTCCCCGAAATCGTAACCGCTGGAATCCGTTGCTTTGCCTCGGCCTGCTCATCCTTACTCAACGCTTTAGTATTCCTGTAGGCTTCAATAAGTGCCAAGTGTTGACCAGATCGCACGAGGGCGAAATAATCAGCTATTTGGATAGTGTGGTGCTTTGCCGACTGTCTTATATTCGGCAGATAGGTTATTTGCATATTGTAATCTTCAGTAAATGCTCAGTAAGCGTGCAAAGTAGTTGCCCGTTAAGTTTAGCGTCGCGAATATACTCGCCATTTTCATCGTGTAGGTGAATTGCTTTTATCAATATGCCGTTTTCGGTTACTTCAACGTGGGCGATTCGTGCGTGGGTTGGTTTGCTCATTTTCCAAATTGATTAAATTTTTTATCAGTAAAAGGCAAAAGCGCCTCAATTAATTTTTCGTGGCTTCTAAATTCCCCGTAATACAAAGTTGGATTTTCAATTTTCCAATTATGCCTATTCAATGGATGAGCAGTATCAGAGTAATTTTTATTTTCTTTTTCTCTACAATATGGGCAATATTCAACAGTCCCCAATAACGTAACAACATACAAAGTATGCCATCCGTAACCGCCCGAGGCGTCGGTCGTGCCTGTTAAAAGTCTAATTTGAATTGCATTTGCCGACAGCATTTCAATAACATCATGTAGCATTGGTTTGCTCATAATAACTTTTCATTACCATCGCCCAACTTGATAAAACCACTGTCTTTTGTTGATCCAGTGGCGCGGATAAAATCCACCTCCAACTTTGCCGAGTTTATAATAACCTGCCCGACGTCGGCCATTGCCTTCGCTGTTGCTATGTCAATATCGCCATCTTTTAGGCGTTCCAAGGTTTCAAATAGGTGATCGCGTAGATCATTAATTTTGTTGCGTGCCATTTTTTTCTAGTTGGTTAATTTTTCGTGTGATTGATTTTTTAATATGTAGTACTTCCCTTAATTCCTCGGGCAGATTGTGCACTGTGTTGCGCCTCATATGTTCGTGGCGGTCGATGAGCTCGAGATTGTCCAGTGTGATGTTGGCCTTGTTGCGGTCTTTAAACACCACAAACATACCTTTAGGCACTGGGCCGTTAATGGCTTCCCACATCAATACGTGCACCATTTTAAAGCCGTTGTCTGTCTTTTCAACCATGTAGCCATCGCGGGTACTTCGGTAGCCTATCGGCTTTGTATTGTGTGGATTTTGTCCCTTCTTAAATTGCGTTTCAACGCCGCCCATCATTACGCCTTTTGTGCCTTTGTTCCAGCTTGTCATCCCCTTTTTAAATTGGGTTGCCGGGTGCCCTTTAAAGTTGGCTTTGTAGTATTGGTGCAAAAATTCTGTGCTTTTGTTAACGCCAGTATTTTGCTGTTTGTGGTATATCTGGGCAACTGAGCAACCGAATCGCTCGGCCAAATCTTTGGCCATAGTGGTAGGGTACAGCTGCACAAATTCTGCCGTTTCGGCTTGGGTCCATTTTTTCCGTTTCATTCCTTTATTGCATAAGTTACCTCAATCCCAAAAGCGTTATGGCCGAGTGTTGTCTCCTTAAACGCCTTTTTCATAACTTTCACCCATTGCGCTTCAGGCAAACTGATCCCCTGGATAAATTCCTGTATTTCTGTGCTGTTGTAGCTCTTGTCTGTGTGCTCGATTTCAACTGTTATTACAAATGTTTTCATTTCTTCATACTTAAAATGTACCTAACACCCGACTGGCTGTAACCCAACCGCTCGGATATTTCTCTAATTGAATACTTTAGATCCTGCCGCATAATCAAAACGGCATATTGTTTCGGCGTGTAGCCGTTTAAATTTAGTCTCATAATTTTACTATAAAATTTTTAACTGCGCCACCTTCGGCAAATTCTCGCTCTCTGCGATTGGTATAGCCCTGCGTGTAGCCTTTTGCATCCCAGAACCTGCGCAACTCCGAGTAATTGGCGTAATACAATACCCGCTCAATAAATGCCTGCTTGTAGTTTTTACGGCTTTTGAGTTCCCATAGATCCGCTGGCGTTTTGGCAATCTCAAACAGATATCGGCCGTTGAGCTTTTCGTACGCCATCAATTCCAGACTGCCGCGCTCGGCCTTCTTTTCGGTAGCAAATGCCTCACCGCAAAACTCACAGAATCGAGCGGATGCGTAGAGCACAGCACCGCAGCAGGGGCAATCCTTAACAGGCGCCACGCCTTGGCCTTTCTTTTGCTCCATTCCAGCGAATGCCTTGCCCCAATCTCGTGCCTCCTGCCAGAATCCTAAGCGGTGCACATTCTCACCAAAGTCGAGGATAGTGAACTCTTTTTTACTCGCTGTCGGCCGTGATCCACGCCCCACCATTTGCAGCCATAGCGCTACGGATTTGGTAGCCCTGTTCACAACAACAACCTCAATATCTGGGCAATCAAAGCCAGTGGTTGCTATTCCGCAGTTAACGAGGATTCCGTATTTGCTAACCATAAATTCCTCTATTAGGTCGGCTCTTTCGTATGCGCTTTGTTTTGAATGAACGCAATAAACCCGCCCCTCTCCCAACTCCTTGGCAAAAGCCTCGGCCGTGTTTATACTGGCCTCAATGTTCACGCAAAACACAATCGCCTTCTTATTCCTCCAACGCTTGCAAAACTCCTGCACAACTCCCTCATAAACTTTCGGGCGGTTAAAAGCGTCATCTAATCCCTGCGCGGTAAATTCCCCCATTCTCGTGGCAATCTTTGACGTGTCGACTGGGTGCATTGCATAGGTAATAGGATTGCACAAATAACCCTGAGCAATCAGTTCGCCAATCCCTACCGAGTTAATCAGTTTTCCATAGCTTTGAGCCATCGGTGGCTTACTTACTGGCGTTGCAGTTGCGCCGATCACAAAGCCCTCAAACCCCTCCAGAATTTTGCGAAAGTTGCCAATGTGGGCCTCGTCAATCACGAGCAAATTGTAACTGCTCAGATCAACCTTGCCTTTCTTTATTGCGTTGTTAAGCGTCTCAACCATCAAAATATCGCAGCGGTTTAGTTTGCCTGCTTGGCTTAACAATTCGCGCCTGTGGGTAATGATCGCCACCCTGCGCCCCTTTTCCAACACCCTGCGCACAATCTCAGAAAATACAACTGTTTTGCCCGCTCCAGTTGGAAGGCATAGCACAACCCTTTTGGACTCTTTGAACGCCCCGCGGATTTCATCGACAGCGCTAACTTGGTACGGCCTTAGTTGCATATCCCGAGCAGCTCCTTCACTGTGTTGTAAATCTTCTGCACTCCTTTGTCAAACTCCAAAAACTCCGACATTCTCTGATAACTGTTAATTGCTGTCGAATGATCACGCCCCAACCGTCTGCCAATCTCTGAATAACGCAAAGCGTAGTGCTGTCGCAGAATGTAAACCAACATATGCCGGGCATCCTTAATGTCGCCCTCCCTGGATGTTGAAAGCAACTGCGCAGGCGTTACATCGCAGGCAATGCAAACGGATTGCATAACCTTGGCGAAGTCATCCATTTTGCTGGTGAATTTCACCTGTGGGCGCAGTAGCTCGTTTTTTAATCGAACCACCTCGGCCTCATATTTGGATGTCATTTGCAGGATGCGCATTTGTAGCTCTTTATTCTCGCGTCTCGCTCTGCTGTATAGTTGTAAATAATCTGTAATCATTTGGCTTTATTATTGAATGTCTTGATAGTTCATACTGCTCGGCAATCTTAATATATTCCCTCATCTTGTCCCGCTCTTCGATGTTGGTGATCATAAAGCAGGCGTTGTAAATGTGTAGGGAAATCGTTTGTTCTGGTAGGTCAATCATTGCCCCATCCCTTTCTTTTTCGCCCTATGCCTTGCTTTTCTAATCCTCGCCTGTTCTCTTCTGATTGATTCCTTTGCTTCCAGTGCAAACAATTTCTGCAACGCTGCTGCCAAATCATTCTCAGCAATGAGGTAGCGTTGGACTGCATAGGTCCCGCGCTCTTCCCACGTCTTTGCTTTGTCTTTTTCCCCTCTGTTTTCCACCTCCAAATCGAGCAGGCGGGTGGATTGCTTGGCGAATTGAATAGTCTTTCGGTTTAATTCCTTTGCCAATCCGCGCACCTGAGCGCGTGAGGCGTTAATGGCAAGCCCGAGCACAATCGTGCTGCCGGCTGTTGCTGCGGTTAAGATTTCAATTATCATTATCGTTTTTTATTACAAGGTTTAAAACATAAAGGGCGGCCACTGTTATCACGAAAGTAAAACGGGCATCCTGTGGCCACGTAGCAGGGTTAAACTGCCACGATACAAATACAAATCCTGCATAGGTAATAAGCAGGGATTCGAGCAAACAGAGCAAAGCGGTTTTGGTGGTCATTTGTCAGCCCTCCCTCTGTACATTCTGCGCTGTACTAACATCTGCGTGAACTCATCAAACTCGGGGCGATACTCATCGCGCTCAAATTTGTAGGGCTCGGCTTCAGGGGTTTCAATTCTGCGCTTTTTGTTGCGGCGAATTACGTGAGCGCAGTAGGCCACCGCAATGGTAGCAGGCGCTAAAATGATTGGGTAAATTATATCTAAGCTCATAAATGTGGTGCTATGTGGTTGCAAATATAAAGGCATTATCCACAAAACCAAATAAATTTGAAAAAAAAATGCCCCGAGCCGAAACCCGAGGCAGTTAGCACCACACTAACGGCGCAAATATACTCAAAGATTTTGTAAGGTTTGTTCTAATTTCCTCAACGTTTCTAAGCTCTTCGGTTCTTTTCTTGACCAGTGAGTTAAGACGCACCGATTCACGCCTGCAAGTGCGCAAAGTTTTGTTAAGGTTACGCCCTTTTGGATTGCCTTAATTTTTAAATCTGTTACGATATTTTTTTCCATATGCTACAAATTTACAAAAAAAGCGATAAATTTGCAAATGTTATGCAGTACCACACCGACATAAGCCGCGTCTCAAAGAGCGGCCTCGACCTAATTAACCGCGCTCCAGCATTGTACTATGAGCGCTATCTGAACCCCAACGCCTCACCGCAAAAAGAAACCCCGGCCCTTATCATTGGCTCCGCTGCTCATTGTGCAGTGTTTGAGCCTGCTGAGTTCGGCAAACGCTATGCTGTTGCCCCTCATTGCGACCGACGCACAAAGGAAGGCAAAGAAACCTGGGCCAACTTCCTCGAGCATTCCAAGGGCCTCATTCCACTGGATGCCGAAAGCGCCACAATGGTAGAGCGGATAATGGAAAGCGTCCGCGGTCATCGGACGGCGCAGTACTTACTAAAGGACGGCATTGCTGAGCAACCTATTTACTGGAATGATGAAGAGACGGAAATTGATTGCAAGGCTCGCCCCGATTGGCTTACTCCTGACAACGTTATAATTGACCTCAAAACAACAGAGGACGCAAGCCCAAGAGGCTTCGCACAGAGCGTTAAAAAGTACCGATACGACGTGCAGGCAGCCTTCTACTCCGATGGTCTTGAAGAGGCCACAGGAAAGCCGTGTAATGGTTTCTTTTTTGTTGCTGTTGAAAAGCACCCGCCCTATCTTGTTGGCTGGTATTTTATCGGCAACGAGGATCTAAAGGAAGCCAGACAGAAATACAAAAAAAATCTGATGACCTACGGCTTTTGTAAGAAGTCGAACATATGGCACGGATATAGCGAAATAGTAACTAAGGTAATTTTATGAGCACAGAAATAACAGAAACAAACCCCGCGCCACTCAGCAGCTTCGAGCTGGCCCAACGCCAAGCAAAAGCCCTGAGCGCTTCAGACTTGGTGCCACAACAATACAAAGGCAATGTCGCCAATACTTTGGTGGCTTTGGAAATTGCAAACCGCATCGGCGCCTCGCCGCTTATGGTGATGCAAAACCTGCACATCATTCACGGCCGCCCCAGTTGGAGCAGTACTTTCGTGATCGCCGCAATAAACGGCTGCGGAAAGTTCACCGCCCTGCGCTTTGTTGGTGATCTTGACAAAGGTATTAAGGCAGTTGCAACCGAAAAGGCAACAGGCGAGACCGTAGAAGGCCCCGCAGTTACAATGGCAATGGCAAACGCTGAGGGGTGGGTGAGCAAGGCTGGCAGCAAATGGAAAACAATGCCTGAGCTAATGATGCGCTACAGGGCCGCCGCTTTCTTTGGCCGTCTCTACGCCCCCGAGATCACCATGGGGATGCACAGCGTTGAGGAAGTGGTAGATATCCAACACGAAGAGCCCGCAGGGGTTGCAGCGATCAACGCTAAACTAATTAACCCAACGCCTGAATAAGGTCTTTAGATTCGAGCAAAGTGTAAGTAAAGCGGTTGCCGTGAATGGTGGCCGCTTTTTTTGCTAATGCCATAAACTCGTTGAAATCTGCAACACGCTTAAACACTTGGCAGCCGTGGCTCCAGTCATCGACGCGGGCACTGTCAACTCCAGCCTTGTGAATGTTGATTCCGAAAACGCCCGTTTCAGTTTTATCCGTTTGATAAATACCGTCTTTGGTGTAATCCCGGTACACAGTTACAGGGCCGCATTGTTTAAGCGCTTCATACTTTCCCTGGTGCAATCCAATGGCGTGAGATCCGCGGTACTGATTTGCAACCAAGCGAGCAGTGCCGCCGCCGTTATCTGTTGTTGCAGCCCATTCTTTTACCACCCAAGTATTTTGTATTTTGTAAGCAACCACAAGCTTATCGTCAAAAGCGTTGGTAACTTTGTTGCCAGTGGAACTATTACGAATCCCGATAATATTTAAATTGTACTCGCCATCTTCAAAGAAGGCATATTTTTTGGCGGCCATAGTAGCGCGCAATACTGATATATTCATAAGATCAAAGTTACTAAAAAGACGGCTGCAATTGCATAAGTTGTGCGGCGCAGGCGGTGGTATTTCTGATCACGCTTCTGCAACTCATCGAGCAGCTTCGCCTGTATCTTGTCCTGTTGCGCAATCACCTCCGCATCCACCTTCCGATATTCAATACAAAGCGCCAGATTCTCCCGGGCTTCTGCGCCCTTCAGCAGATAGTAATTATTTGCCGAGACTGTCGAGCTGTCTGTGCATTGCGAGTAAGCGCAATGTGGTGCCGCAAGAAGTATCACCATCAAGAGCAATATAGAGCGTGTCATATTTTTGATTAATTACAATTTGTGTATCGTGCAGGGCTTTGTATTTTAGGCGGATTTGATAGAGTGTATCTAAATCTTTTTCAACGATCCTAATCGCTGGGCCGTGCACTACCCGCTCGCGTTTTGGCACGGCAAATTCTAAGTAAGCCATCCCGCCAAAAACGAGCAGGATCAACAGCAGGATGGTGAGGTTACTCTTGCTCACCCTTTTTGCCGCTAAACTTATCGACAGAAGTAAAGCCGAGGGTTAAAATTGTAACCCATTCAACAGCCGCCACCAATTCCGCACTGGGTGCAATCTCCTGCGGGCTCATTGAATTGTGCGCCATCGTTCCAAACAAAACAAATGCGCCAATGATTCCCACAAAGCGCTTGCTTGAAAGTTGGCCGTTATCGCCCTTAAATATTTCGAGTATCTTTTTCATTATCTACCTTGGCCGCGATATCTTTTCGCGGGCTTGTTATTTTTTGAATGTACGCCCTTGTTTTTACGCTTGGGCTTTGGTTGCCATTTACCTACGGATGCGCTCGCCTTTGCCATTTTACAACCCGTTAAGTTTTAGCATATTGTTGAGGCTTAGCGTGTCCATTTCAGCCAGTGCAGTATCAACGCCCATAATCCGCATTGTGGTGGCATATTTTTCAGCCTTCAATTCAAACACCTGCGCTTTGGCCTGCGCCTTAACTACGGCCTCCTTCAATTCGGCCTTTTCCGCCACCTTACTCTCAACCATTGCCTCACCCATTGCCTTCGCCTGTGCAGTTGCAACAGATGCGGCTTGCAAATTTTTGCTAATCTTGCCCAGCATTGCCTCAACCTCATCCACTGGCACCGCCTTGGCTTTGTCTGTAGGTACTGCAACGATGCTAACAAATAAACAGGCGGCAAAAATTAGAGTAAAGTGTTTCATAGTTTTTTCATTGTGTTCATTATGCGAATTTCAGTAATGGCGGCAGCCAGTGCGCTATCTGATTTTTTCAACGCGTAGCTGAGGCGGTCAATCTTTAAATCCAAGGCATCTATTTTCTGATTACTCTTTTCAATCTGTTCCTTGTAGCCCGAACGCAAGTCCATATACAAATAACTAACAGCCAAAAGCATACAAAAAGCCACGGCAGCAACTGGATTTTTACGGAATTGGTCAAAGCTAACAGGTAGCGCATTGGGTTTTACTTTCGGTGTTGTCATATCGGAAATGGTGGGGTTACAACTTCAAATTCTGTGGGCGTTCCGAGTATTGGCGTGAGTGATTCATCAAAAACAATATACCAAAATTGTGGTGTGTTTAATTCTGCGAACTGATAGTCCACCCAATTCTGCGTTACGTCATCGGGGCTTACGGGGATGCCATAGTAAGCATCGCACAACTCACGGGCGTTAATTGCTTCCTGTTCGGTGTTGTATTGGTAGCCGTTAATAGATGCCATAATATGAATTTATATTTGTGTTAATACCTGTTATACTACTTGTTTTGTCTGACTGGTATAAAACAATTTCGCTTATTTTTCCATTCCACCACCAAATATCATTAGCTTGACCAATAAATAAAAGGTCAAGTGCTGCGGAATTGTTGTATGTACTGCCAAATATTGTATTATTTTTGTAAACTTTAACGTTGTTTGCAGTATCTCTATTTGCAGTTAATAACGTTTGCGTATTTATAACGCCACCATAACCATTATTCGCACCTCCTGGGTTTATTGTTACAGTTGTGATGTTATTTACTGCAAGGTAATCTGCTAAAAATTTACCTAACAAAACTTGAATTGCTGGAAATGTTGCATTACTATACACCCCATAAATAGAATAATTATTGTATGGTGTATCTGTAAATTCTAAGAAATCATTTGTACCGTCAAACAAAATAGAAGGCTTACCATTGTCAGTAATTATGCTTCCACTACTTACAATTTGTGGCTGATTTACTGCGGTTGTTTTTGTTGCGTTTCTACTATTACCACTTTGGTCGTACCAAGTTGTTACAAAGCCATTTGTACCACTACAAAAAGTAGTAAGTGCTGATGTGTCTAAATTGCCTAATGCAGTAAATCCAATGTTTGTTTCCGTATTGTCGCTTGACCTACGCACACGAATTGCACTACCAGTATAAGCAGTACGCAATTTTCTAACGGAATAGGCAGCGGCAGCATTTGGATAAGTATCCAACAACCCAACAAACGACTGAATCTGCGAAGCAATAACCCCGTGTGTTGAAAGTATCATATTATGACGCTATATCTCCAAATAAATACCACTCGTTTTCAGCAATCTTCACCAAAGTTGCACCCGAATACTGGGCGTTTAATTTCAACTTTGCCCCATTGCTTCGGATTGTTACCCCACTCGTTGCCACAACCGTAGTTTGTCCTGCTCCGTATTGTGCCAAAAGTATTTGTGTGCCTGTGCTGAACGCTACTGAACTATTCAAAGGTATTGTCAAGTTATTAGCGCTTCCGACATTCATCTCAACCAATTTATCGGCATCGCTTAAAACCAAAGTATATGAAGCGGTCTGTCTGTTAGTTGTAATTAATTTGCTTGTTTTTTCTGCTACTGATGCTGTGCTTGCTTTGCCATCAATCTGCGTTTGAATGGCCGATGTTACCCCGTTTAAATATTCAAATTCCGTAGTACTTACAACGCCCGTTCCTATTTTATTAGCGTTTATTCCTGTAGGTAAATCTATTTCATCCAACGAATTGCCCGCAGTTACAAGCCCTTTAGCGTCGTAAGTAATCTTTGTTTTTGTAGCTGCAACGATTGGCGCGTTTTCATCCACCTTCGCATTTAACGCGTCCTGCTGCGCAATGCTCACGGGCTTGTTTGCATCGCTGGTATTGTTGACGTTGTCCAACGCGAGCGCAGTCTTTAGCGCGTTAGGTGTTACTTTCTTTGTGGTATTTGCTGAAATGTCAACAATAGGCAGAACGTCTACGCTATTGTCAACAGTTACAATCGCGGTTAATTCGCTAATTTTTTGATTAGGCATAGCCCAAAATTACAAAACACCTACCGCGCAGCCGTTAACAAATTAAACGCTCGCAATAATATACCACTGGGCGCCGTCGCTTATAATTGTCTTGCTGCCGTATTGCGAATTAATCGTGGTACTACTTGAGCCGTTTATATTATAAGACCCGCCGCTTATAGTCACTACGTGCGGATTTGCTTTCTTTAGGAAATAGTATTTTTTGCCATTACTCTCATTGGCAGGCGGTAAGTTCACAGTTACGTTGCCGTCGGCAGTATTGCAAATAATAAGCTCGTAGCCGTTTGTAATTGTGTGAGTGCCGGCTGTGTAAACTACAGAAGCGTTGTGCTCTTGCAAATGCCATCTCACAACCTCTGAACTGTCCACATATTCGAGCATCACCTCCCAGCGTGTATTCAAAGTGGGCTGAGTCGTTGGTGCGCCTTCTGAATAGTTTACCAGGTATTCCAAAACTCTATCCTGTACAGCGCTAGTCTCTAAATTAAGTTTTGTAATTGCAAACTCGTGATAGTTTAGCCTGTCTTTAATTATGCGCTCCCCTGTTCTGGGGTTGTAGTCAGTAGATCCGCCACCTGTTGCAAGCGTGTAGTCTGGAGCCAATCCAATCCACTCGGCTTGCCAACTTTCTGCGCGAGGGTTAAAAGTACCACCATTAAACAGCCATTTGGTAGAGTCAAAACTTAAAGACTTAATTGCGCTCAAAGTTCCAGCATCGTGCCAAGTGCCTTGTATTGCAGGTACAAATTTATTGTAAGCCCCGGCTATTCGCTTGCCGATAATTTCGCCGAGATCTCCGTGAACGCTTCCGCTGTAGCCACTGTACCAATCAGAACTTAAAACCCATGAGGTGCCGTTATAAACATATACAGAGCCAAATCCATACAAACCCTCATCATCATAATAGGCTGGCAATACTTCAACAAGCTGCGAGTTTCCACTTGCCGCGCCCGTTACACTTATAGTCTGTTTGGTAGTGCGTGAAAAGTCTGGATCTTCCTGCGCGCTAAATGGTTGCGCCGCTGTAATAGTTCCCCAAAAACTAATCGGATAAGTTGTATTTGATGCCCAGTTATTTGGCGCCACAAAAAAACCTTCTTCTGCCTCAATGTAATAGTCAACGTATAACTGAGTAAAGCCTGTAGGTATTGGAGGCAATACAAAATCCAACACGTGCGTGTTATAAGAGTTTCGCGTATTGGTTACAGTTAACTCTTGTTGCATGTAAAGCGCCGTAGTAACTGGCGTAAAATATGCGTTTAGGTTTGGGCTGTATTGCCTGGTTCCTGTTGAGCCGTTGGTTACATAAATTCGGTAATTAAATAGATAGCGCTGGTAACGTTTGGCGCTAGAAGTAGACAAAGCTACGAAGCTGTCGTCAAACCATTTACAAAGCATGCGTACCCGCGTAGGCTTGCTCGCTTCTATGGTTTTATTGACAATGCTTAACTCAATGCTGTTATTGTCTGGCTCAGTGCGTAAAACGAAAATAGCGTTTTGGCGATCTTCAATTACATCAACCGCCCTAACTGGTGGCTGGTAACTTATCGATGGCTTAGCGGCCCATTGCGGTCTGTCATTGCTACCCAATGCAACGGCGTGCGCTGTGCTTCCTGTGCTCTGATATGTGCCCGCTGCGTTGTAAATTCTTGTGCTTAAATTGGTGGCATTATAAGCATCATCTGGCAAAATCCAAAAACTACCAGATTCCAAAATAATGCGAGCACCATAGATAGAAAGTATTTGCTCTATTGCCTGCTTACAAGTCAATAAATCTATATCCGTGGTGGCTTCAAATGGATCAGTAGTTGTGATAAATTTAACATCTGAAAAAGGGTCGAAGCTATTGTAAAAAGATAGCACGCTAAATCGCGTATTCGCTAGCCCCTTGTTGCTCGCCTGGGCGGTGTCGTACATTGTTACGCCATCACGCAAATAATTGACAGAACTTAAATAGGTCCAGTAATCATCGAGGCCGCAATACTCCAAACATTTACGGATAATTTCCAAGCCTGTAGCGTAGCCATTTGTAAACCAATCAGGGCTAACATTAAAGCCCTCCATTAAGTTCAAAGAGTCAACAGCAACCAAATCAAAAACAGGTGCGCCGTTAATACTTTCACGCAAAAAATCTGCCTGATCTGCAACCACTCTGCCGACATAAAACAAAACGCCCGCACGATAAACTACTATTGCGTATTTTGACTCTTCGCTGTTGGCTATTGCTATAAAAGCATTTCGCACGGTATCATTTGGCATCAGCCAATTGGTTGAGATTCTCGACGGCCTGCTATAATTTTCGTAATAAGTATTGCCTTGCCCCTGTCTTTCAATTGTGAAGCCATTGCCTGCCAGCGTCAACTCGGTGCCGCCGGTGGTGCTTCCAGTTGCGCCGTCGTAAAGTTCAACCCTATACTCTATATTTTCAATGCTCAAAAAAGAGCCGTAGTAGATCCTTGCCATTATCCGCGTTTGCTGTCTTTGTTATACCTTTCAATCACTAAAGCCAAATCGCGCCCGCTTATTGTTGTGCTGGCCACATATCCGCTTTGATCACCCATGCCTTTCAACATGCCCTTAAGTTTGTCAAGTGGTGCGATTACTTCAGGGTTTGAACTTGCCCCGGGATATTCTCCCACCAATCCCAAAGTCGGACCGCTCACAATACCACCATCAGCAAATGCCGTAGGCTGTGGCCCTTTGTTCAGCATCCCCGTAATAACGGCAGAACCCGCAACCAATGCAACACCCGCAGCAGCTGCTAAAATTGGGTCCTTAATAAGCAACTCCTTAAAAGCCTTAGATGCTGTGGCAGTTGCAATTAATGCCGAACCGAAAGCCCGCATAAATTTAGCAACCGAAGCAAGCAAGGATTTTCCAAAGTCATCAAAACTACTGATTTGGCCTGTCATTAAATCGCCAATCATATTGCCGAAATCTTCGAGGCCCTGGGCGGTCAAACTATTAAATGCCTGGTTTACCCCTTCCATTGTTTTTGCAAAACTCGCCTCATACTCTTCCTGCTTTGCAATTTGGTTTTGCATCGCATAATCAATCTTTACAAATGTGTGCTCAAGTTTTTGCGGTGCTTTAATATCAATAGGCGCAGGATCTATTGTTTTGATTCCTTGGCGTGGTCCGCTGGCAACGGTTTCAATTTCTTTTGCCTTTAATTCAGTTCTGGCGTTTTCTGCCTCTAACTGTCTTTGTGCGTTGTACTTTCTAAACTTTTCTAAACGCTTATTATAGGCATCTTGATTTTGCTTTAAAATCTCGGCTTCGTGCTCTTGTTGTTTGGCGGCCTCGGCTGCGTTATAATTGTCTCTCTGTATTTTTAATACGGTTAACGCCGTTTTAGTATCGTCAATTATTTTGCCCCAGTTTTCTTTATTGTTTTTACCAAAGTTGGCGCGAGCCTTTTGTAGCGTTAAATTTAAATTTTGTTCCTGTAAAGCAAAGGCGCCTAATTTATTGCCCTTTGCCTCCATTACTTTTATATCGCGCTCGTTTTTTGCTATTGTTTTATCGAGCGTTGTATTTAATCCTTTCAGCGCGGCATCAGCGGGAAAAATTGCGTTCTTTAATTTGTCAAAGTTGGCAATCAATGCGCCAATCCCTGCAATTGCAACACCAATACCTATAGACATTAAGGCTGTTCTAAAGGCAAGCGTTGCCCCTGTTGCGCCTCCCGTTACTAATGTATAAAGTTTAGTGGCCGCCGTAGTTATCCCAATACGCACAGCGCTCTCGGCTTGCAATGCGTTTTGTATGGCTTGCACTCCATTCACTAAAGCAATGGCGCCCTGAAGCTTTACCATTGTTTTCTGTAGATCTTCATTCTCAACGCCTGCCAATGCAAGTGCGCCCTCAACGGCGCCAAAGGCCCCCGCAACTGCCTGCACTCCACCCAATACCGCATCGAGGCGTCGGGTATCGCTTGCAAAATATCCAACTTCCGCCCTGGCATCGCCTATGCTGTCCTTTATCCTACCCGCTTCACGAATAAACTGATCTGCAGAAGCCGCAAACTCTGGACCCAATGCCCGCGCTTCCATTGCCAACTGAGTCAACTGTTTTACGGTTGCCATCGTTGGGTTACGGGTGGCAATGCTCGCTAGCTTCTCCTCTATGCTTTTTGCACTCTTTGCCACATCGGCAGACATTTCACCGCCCGCCTTTTTTATTACTGATATCGCATCATTAAAGCCCTGTCTGAGCTTTTCAATGTTTGCGCCAATTACTATATTTAACGACCTTGCCATGCTTACAATTCTATTTTAAATCCATCTTCTAACAAAATGAAATCACCACTTTCTAACAATAGCAATTCGGTTACAACTGCAACGGTGTAATAATTAATTATAAAGTCCTGAGCAACGTGGTAAATCCCAGCAAATCCTGCCTCATCTTCAACCAAATGCACCTCGCCATCGAACTCAATCGCCTGGCAATAATAGTCATTGAATATATTTGGGTAACTCGCAGCCTCAAATGCAGCTCGAACTTGCGCCGCCACTTCTGTAGCACTTGCAAACGTGGTGCCAAAACTACTAACTTGCACCCGCGCAAAGTCTGTGCGTGAGTGGCTTGTATTGGTAGGGCTTGCAATTACGCTAACTAAATTATAAGCGATTGCAGGAAATGCAGACTCTTGCGGAATCCGCAAAGGATTTAAGCGAGTGGAAACCAACGCCGTAAGGTCTGACGCATTGCTTAAAATGTTATATACTATTTTTATGGGTGCGCTCATGCCTTGGCGTCCGGTGTTAATTTATCAAAGACATGCGAATATAGTTTAACCGCTTCGTGAATAGACAAAAACTCAGGTTCCTCCCAAGGAAATGTTAACAGCCTTTTCGGCTCAATTGGTTTCTTTAAGTGGGGCGCCATGCCTGTAGCAACTGCCCAGCGAGTTATTTCCCATTGGTTTCTGTACTGCTGTTGCTGCGCCTCACGCATGCCCTCCAATTTCAAACGCCAAAAACGTGGCGAGCATTTCCAAAACTCCCGCTCAGTTAGATTCAATTCGCCGTAACTAATGCGCTCAATCTTGCGCCAAGTTAGCGGTGCGCCGTCGCCCTTGGCTTTTACTTTCCCTCTGGCTCTTCGGTGCTAAAGAAATCACTAACGGCCTGCGTGAATCCATCCAGCGCAGGGCTCAACTCTGTAAATCTTTTAACCGATGCGCCCAACTTTTGGATGGTGGGGTATGGCGTTTTTTTGCCGTCGGCTTCGTAGCCTTCCAGAATCCCATAGAATGCGCAACTTAGTGCGAAGTCCATAGATTTGGCAAGGTCTTTTTGCAGGTTTAGATCTGCGAAATTTTCCATTCCAGCCAACTGCATAACGTTGCGCAGGCTGTTCATGTTAAATAAAAGGGGGTGCTGAACACCCCCAATTGTAATGTGGCTCATGCCACAAATATACTAAAATAAATTATGAAACGGTTCCGATAGTCAAAGCGCCTGTACCCTGCAAAGTTCCTGTAAAGGTTGCTTTGTCGTTGTTAGGTGCGCTCAAAGACAAGCTGCTGAAGAAAGCGCCGCCTGTTAATTTTTGATCTCCTGTGCTGTTGGTAGTCATTACAATTGTAACAGAAGTACCCGCTAACAAATCGGTCAAAAGATCTTTAAAAGACAAACCGCTTGTGCTCACAGATGCATCTTCTTCAAAAATACCTTCAACGTTCAAAGTGTAGCCATATTCGCCGGCGATAAACTCCTTTGCGCCTGCGCTGTCTTTGTTAGTAACGTCGATCATATCTTTAGAAATGTCGATTGAATGAGATGTCGCGTTTGCGATTTTGGTTAAGGTTCCGCTAACATCTTTATAGATGCTTATCAGCGTGCCGTTTACTGGTCCAGAGATTGCCATGGTTATTTATATATTAAATTATTTTTCTTTGCTAAATCGGCAATGATTTGATCAACGCCTTTCATTATACTTTCCTCTACGCTTGTGGCGTTTGAATCAACGGCCCTTTGCATAAAACGCACCGGGGCAATGGCGCCTGTATAGCGGCCTGTGCTCGATTGGATTCGCTCAACCGTGCCGTATTCATACATCACGCCCAGGTAGTTGTTGTGGTATTCCTTGCGCAAGCCAATCAAAGCCTTATCAAAGTTCTGATTGTCCTTGCTATTAATAAAACCGATTGAGTCCCGCAAATCGCCCGTATCGACTGGCACCAAACTTTTGGCGGTTGCGATAATTGGGCTTGCGCTTTTCTTCAAAACTTGCTGCAGTTTACGACTTTTCACACTGACCCCCATAGCCTTTAGGGCTTCCAAGGTTTCAGCGAGTCCGTCGATTTTTGCCATTATTGCGTTAATTCGGTTTGTAGTTTCAAATATAGATTGCGCTGAAGGTTTGCAATGTTAACAATGTTGTGCGCTCCATTGTCATCAACTACCCTGTGCTTAACGCCTACGGCCGAATTAAAACGGATTGTATACATGACAATTTGCTTGTGTTCGCGCCTGTCTGCGTTTACATTCTCTGCGCCGCTTTCCTGCTCAACACGCTGCGCCCATGCGGTTGCGTATTCCGTCCACGTTTGCAGCTTCTCGCCTGTGTTGCTATCTATGGTCTCGGTATAACTTTGCAGGCTCACCAAAACGTCCATTAACCCCGCATTCATCAGATCATGATTTGGATTTTGTACGGATCGAGTAGGTAATGAAAGCCGAAATTCATTTCGCTGTTAATACTGCCCGCAATGATGGCCTGCCTGTTATCGTAGTACTGAGCAACCAACAAAAGCGCCGCGTGTTTAATCGTGGCGGGTAGAATTGTATCAGGATCTACAGATGAAGTGCCGACAGGATTAAAACCCTCAGAGATTTCAACGATGTACTTAATCACATCGTCCGTTATAGAGGATGGCGTGTTTTCAAAAAAGATATTTCTGCTATATCCACCCATTGGATCAGGCGCAACCAACCAATCGGCAGAATCAAAAGCAACAACTGCCTGCGAGTCGTTCACATAGCTCACGGAGTTAATAGCCAAACAGCGCGTGTTTAAGCGCAGATAATTTCCTGAAGGTATATTCAGACCATTCACGGGATTCACTAGCGCAGGCATGCCTGTAAATGAGTCAAACCCATACTTTGCCGTTCCTTTGCGAATCGAATAGCCCAAATAATTACTGCAGGCATCAATTGCCATAGAGATAAGCCCCGAAATGTAAGTATCATCTGAGGAACTTGTAACCCTTAAATGGGTTTTTGCATCTGCCAAACTGAGGTAATCAGTGGCGGCATTTGCGAAGGCGGTATATCTACGGCTAACAAACATTTTATTCTGCGTCTAGTTCGGTTTCAGGGTTTACTGGCTTTGCCTTTTTGCTAGGCTTGGCTGGCGTCAATACTGCAATCTCTTCAGCAACGCCCGCCTCAATTAAGAGCATGGCCTGCTTGGTTTCCATTATTACTTCCTCGCCTACGTTGTAACTTAAATTAAATTTCCCTGTAGGGTTTGCTGTAAATCTCACTTTCATATTGGCCCAGGGGCGATGCAGTCAAGATCACCCCCGGCACTTGGTACTTTAATGACCCCAAGCGGTCAAGTTATTAGGCTACGATGTCCTTACAAACTGCGAAGGCAGTAGGCTGCAACAAGTTTACATCCATGTAAGAGTTAAGGATAACGTTGGTCAAACCAGCAGTAGCTCCACTGAAAGGATCTACCACTAATTCCATGCCGCCGCCCCATGAAGCCAAAGCGAGCTTGGAGAAGTCACCAAAAATCATGGCAGACAATGTGCTGCTAGTTCCTTTGGTCAAGTTGCTTGGAACCAAAGTAGAAGTGGCTACATTGTAACCGTTCAACTCGGCGCCACCGCTTGCCCAAATGAAGTTACCTTCAACACCAGAAGCTTGGCGTGGGATAGTTTGCAAAGCGGCTTTTACTTTAGGGTTAGTCAAGTAAGCAACACCCTCGCCGTTAGCGTTTTCTACAGCTTTCATCAAGTTAACAACGTCAGCCCATACTGGAGCGATTCCGTTAGCGTTAGTACTGTTTGAAGATGCGCCACCTGCGAAAGTTACGTTAACTGAAGAGTTAGCAATGATACCAGTAGGCTCGTTAGATCCACCGCCTTTGATAGCAGCAGTTTCCAAAGATTGAGCCATTGCATTCAAGAGCCAGTTACGCACGTAAGCGTCGATTGAGTTGCTAGACTGCAACATCAACTGGTTTGATACCTGAATGTAAGCGGCCAAACGCTTAGGGCTGAAAGTGATTTTGCTGAATGCAGGGCTCTTTTCAGAAGCTGAACCGTTTTCAGTATTCCAACCTGCAGAAGGTACAGTTGAAGCTGTTGGCATATCCAAGTTACCAACCAATCCGCTCAATTGCTGAACACCCAAACCGCGCAATACGGTGCGAGGTAACAACACATCGATAATTGAACCAACAGAAGTTTGAACGTTTACACCACCTTCAGAACCAGCAGAACCACCGGTAGCAGTCATATCACGTTTGAAAACTTCAGAAGGGATTTTTACAGAGTGAGCAGAAACAGAAACACCAGAACGCTGGAACTCTTCAGCACCGATTTGAGAAAATTCACCTTCAACACCTTCGCGG